GTGGCTTTTCAACGTGGTATGAGCAATCATAGACAATTGAAGTTTAAAGAGAATGGCTTCAAGGATCAGTTTGAAAGCATTTTAAGACATTTTGGGATAAAGAAATGAATACCCGCCTGAAGAATTTGTGGCTTTAGCGAAATGGGAGGGGGAAAGGGATGGATTTTGGATAGAATCTCAGATAGTAGATGTCAGAAATATGACGGTTCAATATTGGACAGATACACCTAAACCACCGAGGAAGATTGTTGAAAATGATGTTCTTTGACCCTATTGCATATGCGCAATACCTTTACCAACTGAGTGACTATAGCCTCATCATCGAAAGGCGCATAGCAACGAAAGAGTATGACATCGATGTGCGCATAACAAAGCTATGGCTAATAGCGAGAGAGTCTGTAACGAGAGACCCGAGATATTGACATGCAAAAGCTGATAGATAATTTCCTTAAATTGTTTCCTGAAATTACAAAAGAAGAAGCCGACTATATTGAAAACGTCCTGAAGTGGGATGAAGAAAAGAAAGCGGCCTTCTTTTTTGCTAAACGAATATTTGAGGAGAATATGAATGAAGTGGCGAAGGATAACTGACGAGGTAATGTGCAACAGTACAGATATGCTCCTATGCGACATCAGGGGACATATTTATATTGGATACTATGATGATCAAGATGAAATATTTAAGGACGACAATCTCAATGAGATATACGAAGTTTCACACTTCATGTACCTAAGTGAAGTGGAGAGACCAGAAGGTATTCTTGCCAGTACTGATCCTAAAATACAGTGTTGTTTAGATAAGCTATTTATTACAAATGACGATTGTTTTAAGTATCTTCTTGAGAAACAGGAGAGGAATAAATGAATATGACAGAAGAAGAATTGCAAAGATTAAGAAGTTTGCGAGATGTGTACAACCGCAGTCTAGGTGTTTGTGATCCAATAGAATATGTTGCCAGACAAAGAATGTTACTGCATCAGATTGCGTTTACTTTACTTGTGCCCCTTGAGGAATATGAAGAAAGTTTAAAAAATGGAATGGATTGATATAAAGGAGCGCCTTCCTAAAGATCAACAAATAGTAGAAGTGAAACTACCGTTTCCCTTTAAACCAATGTGTAAATTTTTCAAAACCGAAAAAGGTTATTTTTTTTACATGGCTTCAAGATTTGATGATGATTTTCATGAAATTTACGGAGTAACTCATTGGATGCCTTTGCCAGAAACCCCGGAGGAATAATGGTAAAAACAGTGTTATGGATGATTTTTGTGATTTCTATCCTTATACCACAGATTATTTTTAGATTTAAACATGCTGAAATGACTGAAACTGAGCTTTTTCTTAATATTATCGAAGCATATAGAGTGTTTTTCAACTCTCTTGCTTCCCTTTAATTCGCTCCTTAGCTAGTGTCAAATTTAACCACAAACAGGGGTTAAATATGAATAATTCTACATCGGTTAATGCTAAATTTGTTTCTCATACATACATAAAGCAATCTATCTATTCAGATAACATAAAGATAACGGGAGTTGTTTGCGTCGTTGCTAGCTTGATAGCAACCATTGCAGCCCTCGTATTCCTGTCGCCTGCGTTTGTAGCTATCGGACTAACATTAATGGGCGTGAGCGTAATTGCAACGGCTTTCACGCATTGCTATGTCTATGTCATCAAGGAGACTAAGACAAGAGGAGAGGTTTTTGGGCCGTCTCTGCCTAGGTCTTCTCTAGATCACTCAAGAGATATCATTGTAGAGCTTCCAAGAAGATCAACTTCTCAGATGCTTCAAGACGCAGTAGTTCAACAAGAGGTCGAAGCACATCCTCTGGAGAACAAACTTATTGAGGAGTATAGGGAGACTCCCAAAGAGCCAGTTGAAGAGATGAGGAATACCACTGAAACAGTGACTCAAGCGGCAAGCGTCGTTTTAGATCCAATAGTGGAAGAAACAAAGCCTATCCCTGCCGAACCAGCAAAGACACAATGGCGGATCTTTAGATGGGTCTAGGAATAGGCTTTGTAAGATAGTCTACCGAAAGCTCGATGGCTTTAAAGAGAAGCACCGCTGATAGGAGAACCCATACATGTGTATGGAATATAATCAGCAAAGCAATCGCCGTTATGATGGCCACAAGTGGATTCTGAAAGATAAAATCAATGGTGCGGTGCCCAAAAGCCCGCACCTTTTCCGCTGCATCATATACCGATGAATAGTCTTCTCCGCTAAACATGGCAGTAGATTACAAAATGTAACCGACTGAAGTCAACAGGTAAGTGACGCTTACTGGTTGAAAGAGCCGTGACAATAGTGTATAATGTGGGGAAAAAAGAGGAAATTATGGACTGGATGAAAAAACATGTTGATACTGTTGTAATTTTGGGTGCTTTTGGTGCTTCTCTTCTTTGGATGAATGGTAAATTTAATTCTGTTGAGCAGCGTTTAAAGACAATTGAGGTCGTTCTTATCATGAAAGATATCATGCCGAAAGAACTTTGTAAAACCCACCAAGAATAATGCTGGCATAGCTCAACGGTAGAGCACTCGCCTTGTAAGCGATAGGTTGTGGGTTCAAGTCCTACTGCCAGCAATGTCAAACCGCTTTACATAGAATTCAAAAATTGGTTAAGGTGGCCGCATGATTATTTGGCATCTAGAAACACGGAAAATAAGCTCGCTTAAGCCGCATCCTAAGAATCCACGAAAGATAACAAAAGAACAAAACGCAGCTCTTTCAGCTAGCCTTGAGAAATATGGATTAGCTGATGTATTCCAAACGACAATTGACGGGATGATCATAGGGGGTCATCAACGAATACGTGAGCTCAAAAAGAAAGGTATTATCGAAGTTCCATGTCTCGTGCCGGATCGAGAGCTAAGCGAAGATGAAGTCGATGGATTATTGCTTTCTCTTAACAAAATAGGTGGAGAATTCGACTGGGAAATCATTGCAAACGAATTTGATGCACCCATTCTCTTTGATTCAGGATTTACAGCAGAGGATCTGCATTTAGACCTAGATGATAAGGCACCAAAAGAGAAGAAAGAAAAAGAATGCCCGCATTGTGGTGGTAAACTCTAGACAGTTATACCCATAATCAGCAATAAGTAAGAATATATGACTACAGAGACATGTAATAAAGTCGGACGTCCAGAAGTTGAAATAGACTGGAAAAAAGTAGATTTCTTAATTGAAGCTGGTTGTTCAGGCTATGAAATAGCTTCAATGATAGGGATACATCACGATACTTTTTACAATAGAATTAGCGCACAATATGGCGAAAGTTTCACAGATTATTCGGCCAAAAGGCGCCCAAAGGGGGATGCCTCTATCCGTGTGAAGCAATATCAGAAAGCTTTGCAAGGGGATAACAGCATGCTTATCTGGCTTGGAAAGAACCGCCTTAAACAAAAAGATAAGGAAGAAGCCGAGATAGGCGATGTCATTATCAAAACAATTCAGTATGTAGATGCCAAAAGAAATAATCCTGCCGTACAAGTTCCAACCGAGGAACTATCAACTTCCTGTTCTGAAAGCCCTGGATAGCGGGGTCAAACAAGCTGTTATATGCTGGCATCGAGGAGCCGGTAAAGATCTTTTCGCGCTTAATTATCTCATAAAAAAAGCTATTGAAAAGCCCGGGGTTTATCTTCATTGCTTCCCTAATTATTCCCAAGGGAAAAGGGCTATTTGGAAGAGCGTTCATGGTGATGATGATGGCGGATCTATTGCCTATCTAGATCATATCCCCCCTGAGCTAATACGATCAAAAAACTCCTCTGAAATGACTATAGAGCTCATTAACGGGTCAATCTATTGTGTTTTGGGAGTAGATGGAAAGAATGCTCAGAGAGCGCGTGGTATGAACCCTACCTTCGTTATTATGTCCGAATACGCCTATATGGACCCCGAGTCATGGCAGACTATTGAGCCACGCGTAAGCCAGAATAAAGGCACCGTTATATTCATAAGCACACCTAATGGGCAGAATCATTTTTATAGCCTCTACAATATAGCAAAAGCTAATCCTGATAAGTATTTTAGCTCGTTGCTGACGATAAGGGATACTGAGACACTATCGTTAGACCACATAGAACAACTTAGAGCCCAGGGAGTACCTGAGGACTTTATACAACAGGAATATTTTTGCTCATTTACAAGGGGGGCAGAGGGATCATATTATGGTAAACATATACAAGCTGCTCGCGATGACAATCGCATTATCGATCTACCTCTTATTCCTGATCTTCCTTGCCATACTTCTTGGGATATTGGTATGTCCGATAGTACTTCTATATGGGTGTTTCAAGCTTTGCGAAACGGGACTTATAACTTCGTTCATTTTTATGAAAACAATGGCGTTGGACTTGAGCATTATCTAGGATATCTTAACGAGTGGAAACAGAAGAAAGGTATCCAGTGGGGTAGACATTTCGTCCCGCATGATATGGCAGAAAGAGAATTTACCAGTGGCGTGAGCCGAATAGCCAGTGCAAGAGACTTTGGATATACCATGACGATTGTGCCCAAGAAAAGCATAGCCGAAGGTATACAGGCGGTTAGATCTACCCTTCCGCTTTGTTATTTCCATGCTAGAGAATGTTCAGACGGCATAAAATGCCTAGATTTCTATCGTAAAAAATGGAACGAATCGCTTAAAGTATACTTCGATGAACCGCTTCACGATAAATATTCACATGGTGCCGACTCATTTCGTTACGGCTGTATTGGAATTCGAGGTATAGGTTTTGATGATGGAGGATCAGTTGAAGACGACTACAAAGCCGTCAAAGCCTATTTTGGAGGATACTGATCGTTCGATAGGACAAAGACTTTATCGACTTGAGCAACAGCTAAAATTCTTTGCTGATTCTTATCAAACACTTCATAACATTCTTCTTGGAAAGGCTCCTTCACTTAAGTTTGAACAAGAACGGAAATTTAACGAATTCCTATCAAGTTGTTTGCAAGTTGTAACAAACGAACTTCAAAAAAAATTCGATAGAGATTCTGATGAATATGGAGGAACCCTAAAATTCATTGCTCAACGTCTTGATGCCTTAGAGAAAGATCACACCAAGAAAATAAACTTGGCTTTTACCGTTGATGGCTATGAATACATGAGAAAGACTAAAGTAGAAGATGAAAGCATGACCGAGGAGAAGGCTTTGTCTTTAATCTTAAAAGGTCTTACAGAAAAAGAGGTGTCTGTTTTAACTCTTTATTTTGGTTTAAAAGGTGGAAGAGGAAAATCAGGGGCGAAAATTGAAAATGATCTTGGATTAAGTTGGGGTTCAAGCTCAGCGATTATTGATAAAGCTCTAAGAAAATGCAGAAACCCTTCCGTAAAAGGATACTTTGATTACATATCTCATAAGAAATTTCGCAAAGCAGTAATCGGGCAGTAAAGCCGCTTTACAAGAATATTTTCCTTAGCCACCATCCCGAATATGGTGACTCATGCCTAGAAATTCGGATCCTATCTTTTGGCCAGAAGCTGAATTAGATCAGTCTGTGCGACAATCTCGTGAAAAGAACTACACCGACTGCATAAATATCTTGCAGACAATGTGGTATCAAGCCGATGTCGACCAGCGATTTATTATGGCAGATCAAGACATTTGGGGATTAATATTCCCTGGTGTCGCAACGTATCGTAGGAAAATATTTAATTTCAATATCATTAATCCTATTGTACAAGCTATCTCAGGCCATCAGAGACAAACGCGTAAATCAACTATTTGCATTCCCATTAAGGGATCTAGCCAAAAGACAGCGGATCAGATTACAAAATGCCTTTATCACATCCATAGCAATGGTGTTTACCAGACTTACAGCGATGCGTTTGAGCAGGGTGCACTTACACAGGGTTTAGGATTCATTTACATCTATAAGGATCTTACCGACGATCCTATCTCAGGGGATATCAAGACTCGATATCTTGACATGAAGCAATGTATGTATGACCCCTACATGAGAAAGCATGATATGTCGGATTGCCGTTTCTTCGAAACCAGGACTTTTTACGATAGAAACGAGGCAGCTTTAATCCATCCTAATCTTGCTGACAACATCCTTAGTCTACCTAGTGGATCATACCGAGATGATAAATTCTACTACATGCCCGAAGTTTACCAAATACAATTTCCTAATCTAATAGCGCTCGACGAATATTTCTATCTTGCATCAAGAGAAGCAACCTACCTAGTTCAGAAAGATACAGAAGAGTGTCAAGAATGGACAGGAGATGAAGAACAACTACGCGATGTCATGAGACAATTTCCTGACATTTTTGCTGTGATTAAACGTAAGAAACCCACTGTTCGTCGAGCGATAATAATTAACGACAAGTTGATGCTTGATGAACAAACTAAGATGGATCGCTATCCTATTGTGCCTTCTTTGGGTTATTTTACGCCTAATACCCCATATTACGCTTATAAGTACCGTGGCATTGTCCGTGATATGCGCGATGCGCAATATCTATTTAACAGGCTTAAGGTTTCTAACCTGGACATATTAGATGCTCAGCAACAAGGCCTAAAAGTACGCCAAGGATCTCTTGTTACGCCGGAAGATGGCCTCAACCAAGGCCACGGCCGTATGCTGACTTATAAGAAAGATGCAAGCCCTGACGATATTCAGCAAATGGATATCCATCCTCCATCCCCAGTGATGCTACAGATGGAAGAGATGCTCATGAATATCGCTCACCGTATCTCAGGGGTAGATCCATCTGCAATGGGCATTGACGTTGATGATAAGGCCGGCATCATATCCATGATGAGACAAGTTGCCACGGCACGCAATCTTCAAAGGCTTTTTGATCAATTCGATGAGATGCAGCGTCTTTGCGGTGACATCATGGTAGAGATGATACAGAAAGATTGGACCTGGGGAAAAGTTAAACAGATTATCGGCGAAGATCCTACAGAAGAGTTCGACAGCAAACTATTTCTCAAATACAACGCAAAAGTCGTCCAGGGCGCACTTACAGAGACCCAACAACAGCTTGAGCTTGCTCAACTTCTGTCTGCTAGAGAGATCCTGGGCGACCTTATTGATCCTAAGATATTACTTAAAGCCATGACCTTGCAGAACAAAGACGAGCTACTTGAAAGTGTAGCGGCCCGTGAAAAGGCTCAGAACGACCAACAGCAGGCTATGGCTAAAGTTCAAATGAACCAAATCGAGGTAGATAATGCCACTAAAATTGGATACGCTAAAGCCGAAGAGGCGCTTGCCAAAGAAAGACTTGCCAAAATCCAAAGTGAGATCGCCGTTGCAGACGAAAAAATCCGAAAGTCACATCAGGAGGACACTCAATCGCTTCTTAATGTGGCTAAAATCCTTAAGGAGCTCCAGAACCTAGATATGACGCACCTAAAAGGTAAAATTGAGACTTTACAGATGATCAATAACCTAGATTTTGATCCAAAGTTATCTGAAATGGCTAGACAAGAACAAAAATCTTCTTTACAAACAAACCAAACCCCAACAGGAGTTTAAATCATGAGCGAAAAAATGGCGAAAGCCGGATATGTACAAGGCGATATGTCTCCAAAAGTTGAAGACTATCAAAAACCAGCTTCTAACTACAGCCAAGAAGGCTTTAGCAAGACTTTAGATTATGTAAGCCGTCAAGAAGATTACGTATCTAAGCAATGCTCGAAAATAAAGTCACAAGGCTATCAAGGGAGATATTCTTAAATGAAATCTTGCGCACCAATGGTCAAAAAGCATCTCAAAGCCGATATGAAAGAATATGGGGAGATGAAGAAAGATGATAAAGGTCTCATTAAGAAGCTTTCTATGAAAGGAAAGCCAAAAGTAGGTAAGAGATAATGGCCAAATCGCATAAAGAAAATAAAATTGAAGTCCAAAGGGTCCCTATTAAAGCTCACATGCCTACCATGAAAAGCATGACGCGCCCGGAAATCGACGCAGAAGATGCAGCACGGCACGCTGTGGGCCGTAGTGGGATGAACCTTAAACTTCATAAGCCTAAGCAATGACGAAAAGCCTATATGCGGACAGAGATACCGTAGGTACAACATATCTTAAAGCTCAGAAAGAGGGAGAAAAGCATGTTGAGGTCGGTGATCTTCGGCGTGAGCTTATGTCGTCTTTGGTGGAGGATCTTAATGATACGATAAAGTCTAATCCACATAACGATAGACCGTTCTTCATTACGATTCATGAGTCCAAGGATCTTCAAATGAAATCTTGTCTTCGACGAAGGATATTGACGACTTTATATCGTCCATGGCCTGAAGATGATACTGTGGTTTTCTGGCACAATCCGAAGTCTCAGGAGACCCTTTTTTGCTGGTCTATTCCTCATTGGTCTGAAATGGATAATGCTCTTGCCAATGAATTGCTTTATGATAGAGATTATATCATAAGCATAAAGGCATGGAAAAACTTTGATCTGCACCATTTCGGTTTTCATAAGGATGCGATTGGAAACTGGATTCCTAATCCTCATTATAAAGACAAGCCATTGGAGAAACCGAAGGCTTCCCTAATTCTTCTTTAAGTCCAATTCACTTTAGGCGCGTTGATATGCAAGTACCAATGATATCGATCCGTCTTCTCATCATTGATATCCGAGCATTTCGAGGAACAAAACTTCCAGCGCTTGCTAGGTAGTTCCACACCGCATATGAGGCACTTTTTTGGAAGAAGAGGTGTCTTGATACATGCAAGCTTTTGCTTGTAAATACACTTATAACACCACTCTTTGCCGAGAAAGTCCTTAGACTTTACGCTCATCAAACATTTAGGGCAAGTTAATTCGTTCATTTATACTTGTCTTTTAAAATTTCCCTACATACAAATCAAGTAAAGGTTTCCATCAACCTAAAATGATGTGTCACGGCGTAACTACGACTCGCCAACGTAAACAAAGGAAAAACATGGACGAAGACGTTCTAAACAGCGCAAGTCAAGAGGTCGCACC